CGTTTAATAATATAATCATTTAATGTATCCCAATCATATTTCATGCAAAGTAATGTTCCTAAATAGGCACCAATTGATGTTCCATAAATCGTTTCAATCTCATCAATATTCCAAAATTGTTTTTCTGATAAAAACTTGGCAGCTCCATATGTATAAAATCCGGTAGGTCCTCCTCCTGCTATAACTAAATGCTTAATTACCATTTGATTATATATAACACTTAAAGTTTAATAAGTTTTAATAAAAAATATTTTTTCTAATATATTAAATAATATGGACACTATTTTTACTTTAAGGGATGATGATGATTTATCAGAAAAAATAAATTTGGATGATTTATATGAGAAGAAAAAACAACACGACCTTAATACATTAAATATTTATAATAAATTGCTTACAAGAGTTCATGATAAAATTAAATTAGCATCAAGACAATCAAAAGATAACCAATACTGTTGGTTTTTAGTTCCTGAACTCATCATTGGGGTCCCAAAATATGATAATGGAGCATGCATAGCATATATAGTAGATAAATTAAATACAAATGGATTTAATGTAAAATATACACACCCGAACCTTATTTTTATTTCTTGGAAACATTGGATACCTAGTTATGTTAGAAATGAAATTAAAAAAAAAACAGGAATGGTTATCGACGGAAATGGAAATCATATGAATAAAACAGATGATAAATTAGATGTCTTTCCGCCAAGTGATCCAAATTCTCTCTTATTTCCAAAAAATATTAAAATTTCAGAAGAATCAAAGAAAAATTTCAAGGATGTTAATAGTTATAAACCAACCGGCAGTCTCATTTATAATAATGATTTATTTAAAAAACTAGAGGATAAACTGTCATAAATTATTTATACATTCTTTATTTTATAAGACCATTCATATTTTTCATTGTTTTTTAATGTTCAAATCTCTTTTATAAAATTTCAAAAAAATCAATGAAAAATGAAAAAAATCCTGGAGAGATTGGACCCTTTAAAAATGAAAAAAAATAAAAAAGTTATAGTGACAACAAATTTATTGAAAAATGAAAATACGAGCATTATGGTAACAAATCTAGATTTTCAACTTTTTAAGAAATTTTAAAATATTTTTAGAAAAAATTTAAAGCGATTTTTTTTGTAAGTATATATTACTTACAAATACTTACAAAACGACTGACAAAAAAATCGCAAAAATCGCAGATACAAAATTAGAACATCATTAATCATGCCAAATAAATCAAACAGATACAAATTTATCAAACGATAAAATAAAAATACTTACAAATACTTACAAATGCGACATTTTTGAAAAAAAAATCGCAAAAGAAAATAAATATGATATGTTGAAAATAAAAATTTTGAAGAAGAAGTGAACGCGATTAAAAATGAGAAATAAGTTTTAAAATTTATAAAAAAATTGAAATGATCTGTGACACAATAACTAAATCATAAAAACAACATGTCAACCACTTCTTTAGAAGAGAACAAAGCGATCAACACTCAACTGGTTTTGAATCAGTTGAACCTTAATGATGACGTAATGAATGTCGTAAAATCATTTGCGTTTTATGATAAGAACGAATATGCTAAGAAAAAATTACAAAAAAAAAATAAGGACATTGTTATGAACCGCATCAAGAATGAAATGATAAAAACTGAAGGCGTAAGTAGTGATAGAGGATGGCATTGGTCTATATATTTTACGTGTAGTCAAAACGACGGATATGATATGAACGTACAGTTTCAATCTACTACGTGTATGACATGCGGAAAGTATGTATTCGTGGGAAACAATGTTCTTCATGAACAAATTCAAAATAATCCGCGATTGGTATGTGTAGACGAAGAACACCACGACTTATATGAATAAATATCCACATCCTACACCTCTCATAATTATATATTTTGATATAAAATTATGGACATTTGTTTTAGTTTTGGTTTTAGAATACAACTGGCTGAGCGACTACAGGAGGAACATTTGGTTGAGCGACTACAGGAACATTTGATTGAGGTTGAGGAGCGAATACAAGAGGTTTGATAACGTCTTGTTTAATTTCTTGGATTACATTCTCATTAGCAGAAGGATTAGATAAAGTTTCATCTAATGCTTTTTCTAATTGTGATATTTGACTTAAAGAGGTTTCTTTAATTTGCGTTTCTACAATTGCTTCAAAAATATCCAATCCTTTTACAAAATCCTCTTCACATGTAAGATACAAATTTACTATTATTTTTCTAGCTTCTTCTACTATTTCCTGCAACTTTTTCTCATTTAATGAAGGAGCAATAACAATTTCTTTTTTGTCAGTTTGAGAATTATTGACAAAAATAAATAACTTATCTATTATTTTTAATAATTCGGCGTGTGTATTTTCAGTTTTACTTAACATTTTTTTAATGTGTTGAGCGTATTCATAAAATAATTTATCTTTAAATGTTCCGCGATATTCTTTAGTAAATAAGCCGTTTGGTTTACAACCTTCACTCTTATGATAACTTCTCAATGGAATGTCGCCAAATTTTTTAACACTAGGGACTTTGATTGTATTTCCTTTTATGTCAACACTATCTACCATTGGAATTTGATTATTCCCAGTAAATGCTTTATAAAAAGAAAGTAAATCTTTATTATAACGCGCATACATTTCAGGTGTCATATTATCTTCTACATTCATTTTTCCACCAAATCCTCCTTGATCGTAATCATATTTATCATAATATAATTGTTGCAATTCAGGAATTCCTGGTTCATTGCCTAAATTCTTATCTGAACCGTTCATTCTATCATAATTAATATTACATAAATCCGGTTTAACAATAACTTCGCTTTTATTGTCTACATTATAATCATGTCTATTTATAAGAGCACTGATACGATTGCCACATAAATTAACACTTTCAATATTTGCATTTACTCCAGACGGTAAAGCTGATTTTTCTAAAAGGTCTATTTGTTTCGTTTCTCCCATACTATTTTTATATGTATACGACGGGTTTATAGTGGTTACTATAGCAGCAAATAAATGAGCTAATTTTACATAAAATTTAGCAATACCAATACACATTCTTCTTTTATTTGTTTTATTTTTTATATCTAATTCTGATATTTTATCTTTTTTAAGATATGAAATTCTATCAGATTTCATTTCATTCATTTCTTGACCTGATTTTATTCGCTGTGATAGAAAATAAACATCTAAATGGTTTAAATTTTTATCTATAGTGTCAGATGTTAAAATAACTAAATTATCACAATAATTCATATCAGCCAAATTCTTCATATCATTAAAATTTTGGGTTAGAATAAGATTTGTTGCTATATAATCAGTTGCCTGCAATAAGGTTCGTTCTTTCTTATCATTTGAAGATTGATTTCCCATTTATATTATATATGTTATAAATATATAAAATAAAAATTGAATTAAAATTATATTACTATTGTTTACAAATAAATACATGACAGAAATGTCTTTAACCAAAACCAAAAAGTTGCATCATAATAAAAATATAAATAAAAAAGAATTATGGAATTTATTCAATTCAGAATTTAAGGAAGAAAAATCGCTTGAATGTGTTTATAGAGCAAATGGTGAAAGAGAAGATTGTGATATTTGTAGCAGTTCATTATTTACATCTGATGAAGGATTCTTAGCTTGTTCCAATTTACAATGTGGAATTATTTACAAAGATATTTTAGAACAAGGGGCCGAATGGAGATTTTATGGAGCAGATAATAATAATGCGGATGACCCGACACGATGTGGTATGCCAATTAATCCATTGCTTAAAGAATCATCATTCGGATGTAAAGTTATCTGTAATAATTCATCTAGCTATGAAATGAGAAAAATAAGACGTTATACCGAATGGCAATCTATGCCATATAAAGAAAAATCACAATATGATGAATTTCAACAAATCACCATTTTGGCTCAAAATTCTGGTATCCCGAAATTAATAATTGACGAGGCTATGAGGTATCATAAAAAAATATCAGAGGCAAAAACATACAGAGGATTGAATCGCCATGGAATTATTGCGGCTGCTATATATGTAGCATGTAGAACAAATAATTATCCAAGAACTCCAAAAGAGATCGCGACTATGTTTCATCTAGATAATACAAGTGCTACAAAAGGATGCAAAAACGCAATATCTATTATTAATGAAATGGAATCCGAAATGGAAAATATAGATAAAACTACACTATGTAGCACTACGCCTTTATCATTTATTGACAGATATTGTAGTCGTTTGAATATCAATATGGAGTTGACAACTCTTTGTAAATTTATTGCTACAAGAATACAACAGAAAAATTTAATTCCTGAAAATACACCCCATTCAATCGCGGCAGGTATTGTTTATTTTGTAGCTCAAACATTTAATTTAAATGTAAGCAAACGCCAAGTAAATATGATAAGTGAAATTAGTGAAGTAACAATTAACAAATGTTTCAAAAAATTAGACTCTATTAAGGGAGAATTAATCCCGCAAAAATTAATGGATAAATATACTTAAACTCGCAAACACACAAATATAGTATCGGTGTCCCCTTACTCTTTAATAAATGAGAAAAATATTATCTAAATAAATTTACCACTTATTTATTTTAATTTTTATATAATTTTTTATTTTCATTTTCATTTTAATTCATTGTATAGACAATGATAATAAATTTGTTTCATTATTTTCACTGTTAAAGTTAATTTCTTTCTTATAATTATTATAAATATATTCAAGAATCTCAAGGTTATAATGCTCTGAAGCAGATTGAAATACTTTTGTAGGAGTTACATCAAATAAATTATTTCTCAAACAATAAATTAGTAATTCTTTATAATTATTTACCACAATACTCTCTATAATATCTTTTTCGGGAGCATTAATTAAAAGTTCCACTTCGCCAATAAATCCAAATGTTTCAAAACTAGTTTTTAATTTTGGAAAATAATGAATTATAGATGTCTTGTTGCGAAGTATGAAATCATAATTTGAACGCAATATATTTCCTTCTGGCATCAATTTATTTATTTCTATTAAACTGTTAAACATATCTTGTAACATTGAAAAGTTCATTTCGTTGTTATACATATGAAAAGGTAGAGGAAATTTAGTATTTTTTTTTCCATATGTTTTATAAATGGTTTTATAGAAAGGTGTTTTTTTCAAGCTTGAAGGAAACGCATTAAGTGGAATAAATATAATGCCAGAATTCGTTTCACTCTCAACAAATTCAGAGTTCATCATAAATGATAAATAGTATTACAGCGTTATTGTAAAACTATTAAATTAAAAAAAAAGTTTCAATTTTAATAAAAAAAGATGACGATAATTAAAATAATTTAATTTATCACAATTAGTTATTCACATTTAGTTATTCATATTTATCAAAATAATTAATTGATTTTAATCCAATTATCAGGACATAAATCATTAATATTTTCTTTATTATTTTTCCCAAACCAAATGGAAGGATAACATACAATTTTATCTTTATAATCATTAAAATAAGCCCCCCACCAACTAAAACTGCTATTGGCAATTATATTATAGTTACAACAACTCATTATAACTAGTTGCTCCCAGTCTTCTATATTATCATTTACTTTTATAACATCAATTATTTTATTATGCTTTACATTTTTAATAATATTATTCATTCGTTTTGATACTAATTCATTATCCTCTTTTTCGCAAAAATATAATATAGTAATATTTTTATCTGATATGTTTTCAACCATATGATTTAAACTCTTTATATAATATTCATCATTCAAAATAGGATGATATTCTTGTATTTTTTTATAATCACCTAATCTGAAGTGTAAACTAATGACATTTTTTTTATTTTCAAAATAGACATTATATTTTTTTTTAACAACTTCTTGAGTTTCACTTAATTTTATGAATTTAATAATAGATGAATATTCATCTTTAAAATATTTATATGACTGGAAATATCCAGTTAATTTTAATCCACTTTGTTTGATATGACCTAAATGATTATATAATATTATTTCTTGATAATTGTGCGAGGGTTCTCTATATACAGGATAGTTAAGTTTATTGAGTGTTGTGAATTTTTTAAGAGATAATAAAAAATTATTCCAATAAGT